GATATCTAAACATTCTTAACCGAATGGGAGCTACCAAGTGGAGGATTAATAAAAGAGTTTATGAAGTAGTAAAGGAGATACTAGATGAAAACATCATCGACTACACAAGCAGTAAATCTAATCCATTCCTTATCGGGGGTTTGCCCTATAATCGTAGCCAATACGCTGAGGACTATGTTGACATCAACAGATATGGAGAAATCCATCAAGGAGGCAAATACACTGGACTCCCTAAAGACAGACAGATGTATAAGGAGTGGTACAAAGCAACCGAGATTCAGAAAGAAATAATATTAGTAAACAGAAGTAAAGCAATAAGCATGAACCTAGCTATGATAGATGCTAAGAAATATGTTAATGAACCCGAGATATACTTTAGTTATCAAGCAGATAGTAGAGGTAGAATCTACCCGGTACAACAGCATCTTAATCCTCAAAGTAAAGGAGAGATCAAAGCCTTATTAGAATTTGGTGAAGGTGTATCTATTGAGAATGACTATCAACTACATTGGTTCAAGATCTTTGGAGCTAACTGTTACGGAGCAGATAAGGAGGAGTATCCGGATAGGGTTGAGCTTATAGATGAGATGGAGTTGAAGATCAAACTGATAGCCAATGATCCTATAAGGTATCGAGAGTATTGGAAAGATACTGACGATCCTTTCAGATTCTTAGCTTGGTGTTTTGAATACAGTGATTACTTAAGAGATCCGGTACATTTTAGATCACATATCTCTATAGGACTTGATGCTACTTGTTCCGGGATACAAATCTATAGTGGATTGTTAAAAGATAAGAAAGGTGCTGAGTCTGTTAACGTTATTAATAGATACGAAGAAATTGAAGTGCCAGATGATTATATTTTAAGAGAAGGAGAGGAATGGATATGAAAAAGTGTACGAAATGTGATATGAATTTAAGTATTTTTGCATTTGGCAAGCGAACAGCATCAAAAGATGGTAGAAAATTTGTTTGTAGATCATGTGAAAAGAAAGTTAGAAGGCATAACTATATTAAATATAAGGAGAGAATATCCAAAGAGAATAAAAGAGGTCATAAAAAACGAAAACAAACTTTTTATAATAACATAAGAGAGTATCTTAATTTGAGTAAGGAAGAGAGATTTGAATGTGAAGTTTGTGATTATCAAAATATTCTCCATGCTCCTTTTGATTGGCATCATGTAGTTCCAAAAAATAAACTATATGAAATATCAGCGATGGTAAGGCATACTAAAACTAAGTTATTTAAAGAGTTAGATAAGTGTGTACTTCTTTGCTCCAACTGCCACAGGTTACTACATTATGAAGAAAATTAGACGAATAGTTAGAGGAGATATATATACTGATGTAGCTAATGTAGTAAATAGTTATTTAATTAAAGGAAAATATAAAAAGGAGATAGTGTTTAAGCAATCTGATGGAAGTATTAAAACTTGTTCAACAATAGCAGAAGCAGATAGTATGAAAGGCAAGATCACTAGAAAACTTACTAAGAAGAATGTTATGACACAGCCTTACAACGTCAGCTCTTACGGAATGTACCAACAAATGCTAGAAACTCTTAACGAAATAAAAGCTACTGGTAACGTACCTTGGAGAGGAGATATGTGGGTATTAGCTAAGTTACTTACAGAGTTAAACAATAGAGCCATTGTAGCTACAGTTGAAGGAGCTAGAGTAGGACAAGAGTTCTTGAAAGATATTACCAAAGAGATTGTTAAGAAGGGTGGATATATATTCTATACCACTCCTATAATAGAGTTTCCAGTGTTGCATAAAGTTAACAGAATGGAATCAACTAGACTTTATACAGAGCTAGGACAATTATCAATAGCTAGATATACTGATGAGATACACTTTGCTAAAATGGTTAATGGTATCGCACCTAACTACATACATAGTTTAGACCAGACCTTAATGTGCTTAACGATAGAGAATATGCCTGATTGTAGAAGTTTTCACTTAGTTCATGATGATTACGGAGTGCCTATCAATCAGATCAAACAGTTGAATGAAGGAGTTAGAAAAGCTTTTGTGGAACTGTTTGAATCTGATCCTCTCTTATCGTTTGTGAGACAAGTTCTTCCAGAGTGGGAGGATAAGGTAGCAGATAAAATGATCAACACATTGGATTTAAAAGAGGTGTACGAAAGTGCTTACATATTTAGTTAAGGAGAATTTATGACAGCAGAAAAATTTATAGAATTAGTAGAGGAGATTGCCAATATAGATAATCTATATGACAATGTAGAAGAACACCCAGCAGTATATGAGAAAGACGTGAAGGAAGCTATAACAGAAGCCTTCAAAACAGCTAAGAAAATTCTCTTATTATTTCCCGAAACTTAAACGAACCTTTGTAACTTGCAATAATAGGGGAAGAGTAAGAAGTTGGAGTATGAGGGGTAAGGGGAGTAGAGAAAAGAGTTAAAGAAATGGTGGTAGAGGGTTAGTAAACTTTCTACTACTACTACAACTATTAATAAACATGAAGGAGAAGAGATGAAATTTAGAAAAGAAGATTCATTAGCTACGTTAAGATATATGGAACAAAGGATGCAACAGATATTAGATATTGTTTATTTCAATACATACGAGTATCGTCCTTCTGATGCAATAGATACAAAAAGATATGAGCTAGCGAGATTGATGCAACAGTATGCTATATTGTTTTTAGAACATCAAGAAATGTTAAAGGACTATGAAAAAATTATGAAGGAGATAAATGCAAACGAGAAGTGAGGTAGTTATACGTAGGACATACTCTCGACCTACCAACAATGAAGAGACAGAGTTTGAATCTTGGGAAGAGATAGCCACAAGGGTGCAGTTACATCAACACTGGTTATGGGAGAGAGCTAAAGGTTCTCCTCTAACTATTAGTCAAGTTGATGAGCTTGATGAGTTCAGACAGTTGATGTTAGATAAGAAAGTATCTGTTAGTGGTAGAACACTTTGGTTAGGTGGTACTCCTATAGCTAAGAAGAGAGAAGCTAGTCAATTTAACTGTAGTTACACAGAGGTAGAAACAGTCTATGATGTGGTAGATGTATTGTGGTTGCTCATGCAGGGATGTGGAGTAGGTTTTAGCCCTATCGTAGGTACTCTCAATGGGTTCTTTAAACCTATTCAAAATATAGAGGTAGTTAGAACAACAAGAACTACTAAAGGAGGTATAGAAACTAATGAAGAAACATGGGATGAAGAGTCAAAGACATGGACTATCAAGGTTGGAGACTCAGCAGAAGCATGGGCTAAAAGTATTGGCAAACTCCTTTCGGGTAAGCGACCAGCTATTAAACTCATCTTCGACTTCTCAGAGTTACGACCAGCTGGTGAAAGGCTTAAAGGGTATGGATGGATTAGCTCGGGAGATGAAGCAATAAGTACAGCCTATATGTCAATAGCTAAGATCATGAACAAGAAAGCTGGACAACTCTTAACAAGAATAGATATATTAGATGTAGTGAACTGGTTAGGTACGATCCTTAGTAGTAGAAGATCAGCACAGATAGCACTCTTTGAATATAACAAACCAGAGTGGCAAGAGTTTGCTGTAGCTAAGAGAGAGTTTTGGAATGAGAATATACAGAGAGGACAATCAAATAACTCTTTAGTATTTTATGATAAACCTAAGAGACAAGAGTTGAGACATATCTTTGACCTTATGGAAGAAGCTGGTGGTAGCGAACCGGGATTTGTGAATGGTCAAACAGCATTGGCTAGAGCACCTTGGTTTAAAGGTAGTAACCCATGTTGTGAAATTCTACTAGGTAACAAGAGTTTCTGTAACTTGGTTGAGGTAGATATAGCAAAGTTCAGAGGTGATACAGTAGGATTACATAGAGCCTTAACCCTATCAGCAAGAGCTAACTACAGACAGACGCTAGTAAACCTAAGGGATGAGATCCTACAGGAAGCGTGGCACTTGAACAACGAGTTCCTTAGACTGTGTGGTGTAGGGTTAACAGGCATAGCTCAAAGAGATGATCTCGAACCTTATGATATACAGTCAATGAAGAACATAACTATCTGTAGTGCTTACTCAATGGCTGATGAACTAGGTTTACAAAGACCTAAGAATGTTACAAATGTTAAACCCAGTGGTACACTAAGCAAGGTAATGAAAACAAAAGAAGGAGATCATAAACCTTTAGGAAAATATATCTTTAACAACATCAACTTTGGAAAGAATGATCCTATTCTACCTAGATTAATTGAAGCCGGTTACGAAGTATATCCTAATCCTAATCAACCAACGGAAGGAACACTAGTTAAGTTCCCTATCAAGTGGGATCATGTAGCTTTCGATAAGGTAACTAGAACAGATGGAAGTATTGTAGAGGTTAACAACGAGTCAGCTATCTTACAACTAGAGAGGTATAAAAAATATCAGGTAAATTGGTGTCAACAGAATGTATCCAATACTATCAGCTATAGTTTAGATGAGGTAGAAGATATTATTGATTGGTTACTACTTAACTGGGAGCATTATGTAGGAGTAAGTTTCCTATACAGGACAGATCCCAGTAAGACAGCTTTAGATTTAGGTTACTTATATTTACCACAAGAGGTTACGACTAAGGAAGAGTATGAAAATTATGTAAAAAATTTAAAGGCAGTAGACTTCGGAAATATTGTGGACTCATTGGAGAATGAGATGGAGAGTCAGGAATGTGAAGGTGGAGCGTGTCCAACTATTTAAATTAAAGGAAACAGAATGACAAGAGAAGAAGCACACAACGGATGGTTAGAGATAAGTGAGTTTTCTTTAGGGGAATGTACTGAACTAGATAAACTTATTAATAAAATCTATAATGATTTCAAGTCAAGAACTTGTGAGAATTGTAATTTTTTTAATGGAGATACTAGGATGAGTTAAGACGGTGTAGATATTAGAAGATCACCAGAAGATAAATATAGAGGAACAACTAAATATTTCGGATGTAATAAGTTTAAATTAAAGGAGATGAAATGAAAGAATTAAGAGACTTTTTAGAATATGCCCTTGAAGATTTTGGAGAAACATCAACAGGAATAGAGTATCTTGATAACATGATTGATAAAACTATTGAACTTGTAGAGTCACGGACTTGTGAGAATTGTAATTATTATGTACAAGTACCTATATATATAACAGGTTACTGCAGTAAATTGGCTGATCCTTGGGGAAATGACTATTTTAATTATGGTAAAGATTTTGGATGCAATAAGTTTGAACCAAAGGAGAAACATGAATAAGGATATACTTGTTATAGCAGATACACAGATAGATAACGAGTCACCTACCCAACACCTAGAAGCATTGAGTCGATACATCTGGAAACATAAGCCAACATATATCGTACACATAGGAGACCACTGGGACTTTCCTAGTCTAAGTACCTATGCCTCAAACTTTGAGAGTGAAGGTAGGAGATTGTATCATGATTTAGAGGGAGGGTTCAGAGCCTTTAAACTAATCATGCAACATACCAATGATAAGAACAGATCAGGTAAGAGAGTTCACTACAAACCTAAGAAACATTTCTTAATGGGTAATCATGAACAGAGGTTAAAAAGATTTGTAGATAGTCACCCAGTATTAGAAGGATGCTTCGACCTACACGCTTGGATCAAGGATGAGAAGTGGAAGGTACACGATATGAATGATCCTCTATGGATTGAAGGTATTTGTTTCAGTCACTACATGGAAAACCCTATGAGTGGTAGACCAGTTGGAGGATCTATTGAGAACAAGTTGAATAAGTTCCCTCACTCATTTGTACATGGACACCAACAGCAGTACCAATTTGGTAGGAGACAGAACCTACAAGGGATGCCTCACTTTGGTGTATGTGCTGGGAGTTTCTATCTACATGATGAAGGTTATAGAGGAGCTAACAATACAGAGATCAGAGGGTTCACACATCTCAAAGGATTCACTAATCGTTATGGTTATCAAGACTATGATGTAGAGTTTGTCTCTCTGGAAAGATTACTAGAACAGTGGTAGCTTTTGGAGCAGTAGGAGTAGTAGCAGTGGTGTTAGCATTAGGAGCTAATTGGGTGTGGGGTAAGGTTACTTCACATGGTAAATAAAGATAGGTATAAATACCAAAGGAGAAGAGATGTTAGAATGTAGTGCACCGGTAGCAAATAGAAGAGTAGAGTCTATTAAAGGGGAGTTGGATGATGTGTTAAGAAGATTAGTTAGTATTAATAATAGATTAAGAGATACTAAAATAAGACTTTTGGGAAATACTTCAGAAGAAGTTGGAGAACTTAAAGCAGATCAAGCCAGTGATGGTCATTTATCAGAGATTGATAGAATGGTTCGAGATGCTCACACAAGTTTAGGCGTGGTAGAACATAATCTATCAGAGATTGAAGAAGCAATATAAAACAAAGAAGGAAAATAATATGGCAATAGCAAAATATAAATTTGAGAAACTTCCACAAGATGTGGTAACACCAGAGGCTAAGACTCTATTCATGTGTCTAGCAGAGGTGAACGAAGTAACTGGAAACTTTGGAGGTACATTAGTATTCGATGAAGGACAGATGGATCAACAAGTAACTTTCAAAGAATGGAAAACTAATAAGAAAGTTAAGAAAGGTTTCCAAGAAGGTATCGATGATTTGATTGCCTCTTATCTAGAAGGATATAACAATGATCCTAAAACAAAGAAGAAAGCAACTAGAGC